TCGGCGGGCGCGGAATTGGAAGCGCTCGTCTGCTGCGGGGCAGAGGAAGAGCTTTCATCATTCGTACTGCCGCAGGCCGCAAAAGCGAGCAGCAGCGTGAGTACCAGTAAAACAGAAACAAGTTTTTTCATTTTGACGTTCTCCTTTTCGTAGTATTTCTGTTCTGCGATTTCATTTCAAACCGCAGATAATCCAGCCGGTCCAATTGCCGTTCCTTAAAATGAATTTCATCGAGCGTTCCGTTTCTTTTCGCTTCCAGCATTTTAAGCCGCTCCTCTTCGCCGGACGCCCCCTGCAGAAGCAATTTCATATATCTTTCCACCTCGGCCTTTGTAAAGCCGATGTCGTGAAGCGTCATAATGGTGCTCAAACGCTCGATGTCGCTGTCGTCATACTGCCACGAGCCCATCACCTTTTTCACCTCGCCGCACAGTCCCCAGCTCTCATACGCCCGCAGTATCTTGACGGGAATGTTATATTTTTCGCTCGCCTCAAAAATCGTCATCATAGCTCCTTTCAAGATATACAAAAATAAAGCATAAAGGCGCTCCGTTTTTGGAACGCCTTTATTATAAATCCGACTCTTTGAAATGTCAAATACCTATATTTTATCGCAAGATATGCCTTTTAGGTATTGCGTTGCGAAATCGATAAACGCAGAAGTGGTGGCCGAAAAAATCTGCTCCTTTTTCCATCCCAAGACCGTGGAAAGCTCCAAAACGGGCTGCAGGGGAATAAACCGCAAATCGTTGTAGGTGCAGTTCAGGTTTATGCTGAGCATAACGCCTATATTTTCTTTGGCCAGCACCGCCTCGTTATACGGAAGATTGGCAGTCGCCGCAATATTTACCCGCTCCTTATAGTCGCCAAGCCATTTCCCGATTCGGCTTTGGTTGAAGTCGCCTGTCGCCGTCACAACCGACATTCCGGCCAAATCCTCCGGTCTGACGTATTCCCTCTCGGACAACTCGGAACCGCTCGGGACAAACACGCCCCACTGCTCCTTGACCGGCATATTGACAAAGTTATATTTGCGCATATCCACCGGCTCTGACATCAGACCTATGTCGAGAAAGCCTCTCTCGATATAATCACGAATGTTATTTGCATTGCCGCTGTATATTTCATAATTCACATTGGGATATTTCCTGCGGAATTCCGCAATGATTTTGGCCAGATATTCCGTCGAGCGAAATTCGCCGCTGCCAATGGAAATCGTGCCGGAGAGCGCCTCGTCCTTCTGCAAGAAATCCCGTTTCGTTTTGTCTGCCAAGGATAGGATTTCCTGCGCCCGTCGCTTCAATATCATTCCGTCCTCGGTCAAAATGATGTTATGATTGCTGCGCACAAACAGCTTCACGCCAAGCTCCTGCTCCAAATCTGCGATTTGCCTTGACAGCGTCGGCTGCGTAACGTGAAGCATATTGGCGGCCTTTGTAAAGTTTTCTTCCCTCGCGACGGCTAAAAAATAATGCAGTACACGAAGCTCCATAACAGCACCTCCGCTTTTAGTTTAGCACAAACCCCTTTCATTTTCAACATATCTGATAAAAAGATATGCCTATTTTGAATTTTATGTATTAAGCCGTCTGTTATGCAGGCGGCTTCGACATTTATAAGCAAAATACAGCGAAGCGCCTGAGCCGAAACGGGTGCAAGCTGCGTAAGTGGTTTCAGTTCTCCCGATAGGCGTCTTTCCCGAAAGCGCGCAGAAGAAGCGGTATATGGCTATCGTGAAACATAGTACGGACGCGCCTGAAAACAACAAAACGGCAGGAATTTTCATTCCTACCGTAAGAGTATTTGGGTATGAAAAAACCGCATAAACACTGGGTTTATGCGGTTTCCAATGGCAAATGACCCTAATTGTGATACAAATGAACCCCTTTCGGCGTTAGGGGGTTCGGTTTGCATCAAGGGGGTTCACTCCGAACCGAGAGGGGTTCACTCTGTCCACCTCAAAAGCAAAGAACAACTCAACTGCCGAGCGAACTAATCCTGCGGAGGTAGCAGCTCTTTTATTGCTACCCGCAGTTCTGTCCCAACTTCATATCCTTCATTCTGATAATGAGACTCAAGCGTTTTATGGTAGAAAATTAAAGAAACGCTGCAGTGTGAGGATTCCTCCAATGCTGACATAAGACGTTTCCCTATGCCAGCCTTCCGGTTTTTCTCTTTCACAAACATAAACTGCGGGTACAAGGTATCGCAGAGAACTCCGCCATATATAAAACCGACAAGCTCTGTTCCCTCATATGCGACAAAGCAATTATCCCGGTACTCTTTATAGCGTAGCAAAGCCCCTGTTGTCGCTTTAACTTGTGGAGAATACCATTCTGAATCATCACACAGATTACCGAATTGCGGTATATCAGAGAGCTCAAACTTTTTAATTTGAACGGAATCCTCCATACGTTTTGCACTCCTCAACTCCGCACCCGCACCCTACCTTAAATAGAAGGGCACTATCTACAGTGCTTATTTTAGCACAGATAGTCGCACATTTCCAGTAAAAAAACAGCAAAGCCCACAGGCCACTACACCTGTGGGCTTTGCGCTATTCTGCAGTCAGACCGTAATCTCATGCCCCGTTTGGAACCGAAAGGTCAGCCGCCCGTTCCGGTGGACTGTCACGGTGTCGATGACCGTGAGCCAGAGCCGGTCATCAAACTCCGTGAGGGGTTCTCCATACTCCGCCAGCTCGAACATAAAGCCGCCGATGTCCTCGGCCTTGGCTTCCCGCTGGGCCTTTGCCGCCTGGAGCTTCACCAGCTTTGTCTTGGCGGCCTCGTACCGCTCTGCCAGGCTGTTGTAGCGTTCCAGGTAAGTGGCCTGGTTCTGTGCAGTGGTGGAATTCTCCTCGATGCACCGCTTAGTCAGCTCGGACACCACCTCCACTTCGGAAAGGAGCGCCGCAATCTCGCTGTCCAGGGGGCCTGTGTCGGTCAGCGCCGCCTGCATGGTGCGGCACTCGTCCAGCAGCCGCTTTTTGTCCGACACCAGCGCATTGAAGGCATCCAGGAACCGGGCCTTGATCTCCTCCTCGGCCAGGTGTGGCGTCCGACACTTTTCCTCGCCGGTGAACTTGCTGTTGCACCGCCAGATGGTGCGCCGGTATTTGTCGGTGGAATGCCAAACCTTGGAGCCGAAGTAACCGCCGCAGTCTCCGCAGACCAGGCGGGAGGAAAAGATACTGTTGCCGCTGTAGCTGCGCCCGATGGCTTTCCTGCGCTCCAGCTCCCGCTGCACCAGTTTCCATTCGGCGGGGTCGATGATGGCTGGGTGGCTGTTCTCCACATAGTACTGCGGCACCTCGCCCTCATTTTTCTTTTGCTTTTTGGTGAGAAAGTCCACCGTGAACGCCTTTTGCAGAAGGGCATCGCCCTTGTACTTCTCGTTTTTGAGAATGCTCTCCACCGTGCTTGCCGCCCACTTTTTCTTGCCGGCGGGAGTGGGTATCCCTTCCCTGGTGAGAAGGTTTGCAATGGAGCCGGTGGTCTTGCCGCTGAGAAAGAGACTGTAAATCCAGCGGACGGTTTCCGCTTCCTCCGGCACGATCTCCGGCAGACCGTTGTCGCCCTTCCGATAGCCCAGGAAGTGGCTGTACGGCAGGCTGACCTTTCCATCGGCAAAACGCTTTCTCTGTCCCCAGGTGACGTTCTCCGAAATGGAGCGGCTCTCCTCCTGCGCCAGGGAGGACATGATGGTGATCAGCAGTTCGCCCTTGCTGTCCAGGGTGTAGATGTTTTCCTTTTCAAAGTAGACCTCCACACCCTTCTCCTTCAGCTTACGGACGGTCACCAGGCTGTCTACGGTGTTCCGGGCAAACCGGCTGACGGATTTCGTCACGATGAGGTCGATTTTCCCGTCAAGGGCGTCCCGCACCATCTGGTTGAAACCTTCGCGCTTTTTGGTGTTCACCGCAGATATGCCTTCATCGGTGTAGACCCTTACGAACTCCCATTCTGGCTTGGACTGAATGAAGCGGGTGTAGTAGTCCACCTGGGCTTCGTAGCTGGTGAGCTGCTCCTCGCTGGAGGTGGAGACGCGGGCATAGGCCGCTACCCGCCGGCGCACCACAGCGTTACGCGCCAGGTGCGTGATGGGCTGAATGGTGGGCGGGATGACCGTTACGGCTCTTGCCATTTCTCACCCCTCCTTTGCGCCAGCGCCCGCTGCCGGGCGATTTCCTTCATTTCCGGCGTCCAGCTTTTTGCCCTGGATATGTGTTCCCAATGCCGCTCTGCCGTGGAGCCGTCTTTGAAATGGAACACCAGGGTCTTGTCCGGGAGGGCATCAATGCCCTTGACCCTTTCCAGGAAGACGCCCTCATCAAACTGTGCAAGGCCGAGCACCTGGGCGGCAAGGTCGTAGAGCAGCTTCTCCGGGATCTGGGATGTGCCGCAGGAAGGCAGATCTGTCTGCACCGCAGTTGGGCAGTTCCAGAAATGTCGCTTCCCGCCGGTGCATCGCTTGTAGTTGCGACCGCACACCGTGCAGGTAATCATGCTGGTAAAGGCCGACCGCTGGCGGGGCCGCTTGACCGGGCTATTCTCCGTAATTTCGGTAAGAAGCTCCTGGGCGGCATCGAAGGTAGCCTGGTCGATGATGGCTTCGTGGGTGCCCTCCGCATAGTATTGGGGCAGCTCACCCCGGTTTGGAATCTCTTTCTTCTCCAGATGGTTGTTCCGGTACTGCTTTTGCAGGAGCGCGTTGCCCAGGTACTTCTCATTGGACAGCATCTCCCGGATTCGCACGGAGTTCCACTTTCCACCCAGAACGCCAGTGAACCCTCGCCGGTTCAGATCGATGGCCAGACTGGTAAGGGATTCTCCCTCCAAAGCCCTGCGGAACACCTCCCGCACTACCGCGGCCTTTTCCGGGTCAACGGTCACGCGGCCCTTCTCGATTTTGTAGCCGAACAGGAAGCGAAGATTGACCAGCTCACCACGCTCGAAGCCCCGGCGAATCCGCCACTTCTGATTCTCGCTGGCAGAGCGGCTCTCTTCCTGTGCGTAGGAAGCCAGGATGGTCATCATCAGCTCCCCGTCCGTGCTTATGGTGTGGATGTTCTGCTCCTCAAAATAGACGTCAACCCCCAGGGTCTTCAGCTCCCGGACGGTTTCCAGCAGAGTCACCGTGTTCCGCGCAAAGCGGGAGATGGATTTCGTGATGACCATGTCGATGTTTCCGGCGCGGCACTCAGCCAGCAGGCTTTGAAACCCGTCCCGGCTGTCCTTGGTGCCGGTGAACGCTTCATCGGCGTAGACCCCGCAGTAAAGCCAGCCAGTGTGCTTCTGGATCAGCGAACTGTAGTAGCTCACCTGTGCGGACAAAGAATGCAGCATGGCATCCTTCCCGGAGGAAACTCTGGCATAGGCTGCGACCCGCTTCAGACTGGGCCGCATGGGTGCGGGGAATGAAATTTGTTGAATAGTTCTTGCCATTCCGTCACCTCCTTGTCCAGTGCATATTACCTCTAAAATGGCTTATTATCCAGCGATTTCGGCGATTCAAAGCGGAATATACTACACGAAGATACCTCGTGCTTTTTGGCGATAATTGTATCAATTTTGCGGTAGTCATCCTCGCTGATGATGCCCTGGCGGAGCATATTCCTGGCAAGGCTCATGGCGGTCTGGTAGGCGGTCAGCCGCTGGTACAGCTCATCCATCGGCGCTCACCACCTTTTTCCGAGCTGCGGCATAGCAGGTGCGGGAGCAGTAACGCCGGCCTTTCGCGGAGCTTTGAAACGAGCGTCCACAGTAGGCGCAGGTAAAGGTGTGGAGGGTACGCTTCTCACCTTTGTCGGGGTGGTCATTCCACCAGGAGATGCGGCACGAGTCCGAGCAGAACCGCTTTCGTTTTCGGTGGGGCGCCTGGACGATGGGCTTCCCGCACCTCTCGCAGATGTCTGGAACGGCAGCGGCATTCTCACCGGCAGGATGGCGGCGGAGGTAGGTTTTCACGCTGTTGACCGGCAGAGCCAAGGCGGCGGCGATTTTCTTATACCCCAGCCCTTCCTGTCGGAGTTTATGGATTCTGAACTTTTCGGCTTCTGTCATAATAAGCCCCTTTCCGAGAGGCATAAGGCACTTCTCACCTTACGGCCACGGAAAAGGGCAAATATGAGGATGACAAAAAAATAAAGGGGTGCAGCCACGAAAAATGACTGCACCCCTTCGGCTGGGCGGATATTCAGTTGGGGATCTTCAGCTTCTGACCGCTGTAGATGGTGTCGCTGTCAAGGCCGTTGAGGGTCTTGATCTCCTTGTAGCGGACGCCGCTGCCAAGGTACTTCTCGGCGATGCCCCAGAGAGTATCTCCCTTGACCACGGTGTGGATGCGGTAGGTCACCGCCGCGCTCCTCGCCAGAGCCAGGTCGGAGACCCGCACCGGGGACATGATGGCGTTGGCGCCGCTCTCGTTCTTGTTGATGACCGCACGGTCGCCGGAAACCTCGTGGACATACCATTTCTGCTTCCGCACCCAGGCGGGGATGGTCTGACCGCTGTAGTACTTCGTCCCGGTGATGGTCACCAGATCGCCGGCCTTGATTTTTCCGCCAGGCTGCTCCGGCTCCACAGGCATATCCGGCGCAGAGCCGCCCAGCTTGTCCTTGACCGCCGCCCGGAAGGTGTCCATGTTCTTCCCGTGCTTCGGCCACCAGTGCAGCACATCCGCGTGGTTGGACGCGATGCCCAGGTCGTGGCCTTCGCAGTGGCAGATGATGTCCTGCTCTGTCAAGCCATAGAGTTCGCAGAGATACACGCAGAGATCCACCGCCTCGTTGTAGACCTTGTCCAGATAGGCGGCGTCTGTGAGACCGTCCTCGCAGATCTCGAAAGAAATGTGGGTATCGTTGGCCGAACCGCCGGCGTGCCATCCCCGGTAATCCCACGGCAAAGTCTGATAGGTTGCCACTGACCCATCGGCCAGCTTACCAATGAACCCGTGAACGCAGACCTCCCGATCCATAGGCTGGTTCCAGTGGTTGTTGTACTGGTTCTTCCCCAGCAGTCCGTCATCCGGACCCACATAGCGTTTGAGCCAGGGGTTGTTGGCGCCGGTGGAGTGTACCATGATGCCCTTGGGGGTGATCCGGCGCCCCGCTTTGTAACAGGCGTTGTTGGTGAAAATCAGCTTATGCAGATTCATTGTCGCTTCCTCCTTTGTCATGCAGTTGTTCCAGCACGTCTTTCAGCTTCTCCGGGATGGGAAGGCCCAGGCGTCCGGCATTCTCAAGAAAAGAGATACCCTCGTTGGACAGGTAGAAGAAGATCACCGCCGTGCGGAGCACTCCCTCCTGACCCAGCACATACACGTCCACCAGGTTGCCAATGCCCACCAGCACGAAGATGAGCACCTTCCGGCAGATACCCTTGAAACCCACGGCGCTGGACAGCTTCTTGTCCGCAACAGCACACATCACGCCGGTGATGTAGTCCACCAGCACGAAGGCAATCAGCGCGTAGAGAAAGCCATCCACACCGCCCAGGTACCAGCCCAGGAAGCCGCCCAGGGCGGAAAAGGCAAGCTGGATGCCGACCCAGATTGATTTCATTGTCTCGTCCTCCTTTGATTTGAATATGGAAAAGACGCCCCCAGCGAGAGCGCCTTTGTCCTCATGTCAGCCATTCCGGTTTTTCCGGGATGGTTTGTGTGTTGGTACCGTCCAGCCATGCCTGGTACCAGTTTTTTAATTCCGAGAGCTGTCCCTCCGAGAGGGTATCGTACCAAAGCTGCCCCCGGTTGATGATTGGGAAGCACTCCAACTCTCGGCGTCTTCGGTATTCCGCCTTTGCCGCTTCAGACTGTGCTTGGGCGTCTTTGCCTTCGTCAAAGACAAGGGTGCCATCCCGCATCCGGTAGGAAGTGAAGTGTTTCTCAAAATGGGAGAGGTCATTCGGCTCCGCTGTTTCCAAAGCGTCCACCAGTTCACCCTCCAGGGCGTAACTTTCCACATAACCCTGCTCGTTCAGTAATACCTTCATAGTCGCACCTCAGTTGATTCCAAATACACGGTTGATCTGCCCGTTGCCGTTGCCCATGGAGAGCGTCACCAGGGAGCCGGAATAGGACAGGTTGAAGGATTTGTAGTTGGACTCGTCCGCGATCTGGAAGGAGACAGCGGAGGTAGTCAGCATGATCTTCGGCACCACCAGGGACGCACGGGACGCCGAGCTGTTAGGCCGGCCTATGAACACATAGAAGTTGTAGTTCCCGTAGTTGAAGGTGATGCTCCCGCTGGTCAGCGTTCCGTTGTAGAGGGATGTGGCGCTGATGCCCAGGTTTGTCCGGGCAGCAGCCGCTGTCTTGGCTCCGGTGCCGCCGTAGGCAATCGCCAGGGCGTTGGTCAGCGAGATGGATGTCCAGGAATTTCGGTCATACGCCATTTTGACCGCATAGGGTGTTGCCGCCAGCGAACCGCTGGTAGAGTTTAGGCTGTTGGACAGCATGGTGATGCCATACCGGGCGGTGGTAGCCGGGAGACAGTTCAGTGCGATCCACCATGTCCCGTTATACACAAAATGCACCATCTGGTTGGCTGTCCACATATTTGCGTTGACGTAGTATCCGTTCGTGCCGCAGATGGCGATCGCCCCAGTCCCGTTCACATTCATGGACGGAGAGGTTGCGGTATTTGCATAGGTGAACTGCACCGCCAGCAGCGTCCCTTTCTCCAGCCTGAACTCATCGCAGGTGACCACCTTCGTCTGTGTGGCGGCGGCGGTTCCGCAGACGCCGAAGTAGGGCTTGTCAAAGGTGTAGTCGATGTCATCCGGGATCAGCGTCCCCTCAATGCGTGTATCTCCCACCACATGGAGCGCCGCCTCCGGGCTTGGGGTATTGACGCCCACCATCTTCTTGCGAAGCGCCACCAGGGGCGTGCCCTGGGAGACAACGAAATACAGATCCAGCGAGGTCAGCGAGTTCAGCTGGTCGCGTATCTGCAGGTGGAAGTCATAGGACGATTCGGAATCAAGGTTGCACAGCTCCAGATTGGAAAAGGAGAAGCTGGAACTGGTGGCGGTCACCGAGCCGAGGATGTTGGTGTAGCTGTTGTACGAGGACGCGCTGGTGAGCTTATAGCGATACCGGGCATAGAGAAGGCTGTTCTTCTGCGTCCCATCCACCGTGATGGGCGAAATGCTGCCGTTGAACACGAGCTGCATCTCGGTCTCGATGTCGTTGGTGCGCCGCAGGGACACGGAGCTTACCCTGGGTTTCGAGTACGGCACCACGGTGACGCTCTGGGTAACGGAAGCGGTGTATCCCCGTGAGTCCGTCACCGTCAAGGTGATGTCCCGTGTGCCGGAGGTGCCGATGGTCCCCAGGGAGAGGGCCGCGCCCGTTGTGTTGGATTTCGTCACGCCGCTGCACACCGCCGAGTAAGACACGATGGAAGCGCCGTTCCTCGCCGTGGCGGTTCCGGGGGTGACTGTCAGCCGGGAGTAGTCCTGGATGAGCACCTGGTTGTTGTCCGTGATGGCGGTAGTGGTCGAGTAGCTGTCGGCAAAGGTGAAACCGGAAAGGCTCGGCCCTGAATTTGCCTGTGAGGTTCGGATGGTACAGGTGCAGGTGGATGCGCTGCCGATCTGGGTGCTTCCGCCCTTGGTCACCAGCTCGATGGTGGCGGTGAAGGACTTGACGCTGGCCATGGCGTTCAGCAGCGTTGTCCGCTCCGAAGCGGTCAGGGTGATGGTGCGGTAGGCAGTTCCCGCAGACCAGACGCGCCCCGCCAGAGACAAGTAGGTCGTGGAGCCGTTCTTGATGGTGATGTAGTTGGTGTAGGCGGCGTTGTACACCGTCACCCGCAGGGAAAGGCTGATGGAAGCGGCGTCCGCCGAAAAACTGCCGCAGCTCAAAAGCACCGCGCCGCCCAGGGTCTTGACGGTGATCGTACCCGATTCGCCGTAGACCTGGTTGCTTTTCTTCCTCGCCAGCGCCCGAACATAATAGGTGGTGTTCGGAGAGAGGTTGGAAAGCGTGATGCTGGCTGAAGCACCTGCTGTAGAAGAGAAAAGGGTGCTGCTGCCGCCATTGTCCAGGCTGTAAAACCACTGGTCCGCCGTTGCAGAGGAAGCGGCGGAAATTCTGAAGCCGTTTGCCGTGATATTGGAAACAGTGCAGGATACTGTGGGCGCCGTTCGGTCAATGCCGTTCAGGGTCACGATGGTGGAAGCCGTAATGGTTCCAACGGATACGCCGGAATAGGTGCCGGAAAACCGCCAGGAGGCGGACAGCGCCACGCCGGACTTCGTCCCGTCCGCGTTGTGGCTGACACGCACGGTTTTGGTCTTCAGCAGCTTCTTTTTCCATCCGCTGGAGTAATCGTCGATGGCGGGCGCGGTGTAGGTTTCGCTGACGCCGTTGATGGAAATCGTGGAGTCGCTTCGAGCGCCCACTTCGAGGGTATAGTAGGAAAGATACACTTTCAAAGTGACATCGGTATAGTTGCCGGTCACGCTCTGCACGCCGCTCCATTCGCAGTACAGGCCGAAGCTGGAAACGGGATAATTCT